TTTCATCGCCGCGTAACATCTCTTGTGTATTGCGCTCATGACTCTCGAACCACGTTCTAATAATGCGATCGTTGTTCCAACAGCTGCCGCTTGATTACTATCTCCTACTTGCATATCAGCTATCGCAGCAAATCTTTGTCCTGCTTGTACAACAATACCTAGTAAGTTTAACAATGTTTGAGAAGGTTCCTTGTATGGTAGAGGGAAGAACGCGTCACGTAAATTACCACCGGGTGCATCTACATCTTTAAATTCACCTGGTTGTATTGGTGCTGCTTCATCTCTAACTCTTACACCTCTTTGTTTAAATCCTGCTGGTAAGTTTGATAATGTACCCGCGTCTAGTAATTGACGGAGAGCCGCCGTTGCCGTACGGCTCAATCCGCCAATCATGTGAATGAGTCCAAAGCCATAAAATCCTAGTCCTGGCAGAAACTTGAAGTGGACAAAATATTGGATCTTATTTTTCTTTAGATCATCGGGCGCATAGTTTCTCCGTATAGAGAGAACTAATCGGCTACCTTCTTCGACTGTTACGACGTAAGGTAATTTTATTCCTGTCGGTTGTCCGTCTGGACCGACCTCTTCGAAACCTTCTAAATCTAGATTAACATGACACTCTAGCAATGTGTAAATCGGTTCGTTCTTACCGGTTTTTTTGCTACCTTCAAGGTCACGTTCTTTTTTTTCTAATTCGTTTTTTTCGACATTACCAGGTGGTCCTAATTCCACATCTCTGTAGA